AAGAAGAAGTATAGAAGAACTAGATGAAGTTGACAACATTTTTGCAAATGTTTTAGGTGATTATGTTTTTGGAAAAACTGCTGTAAGAAAATTTAATAAAGAAAATGATAATGAATTTAAAGAAGATTTAATAAACATCTTTAAAGGTATAAATATTAATACTGGTATAGAAAAAGATTTAGTTCCAGCTAAACTATCTGATACAATTAGAATGTCTTTGCTTGCTGTAATTAAAGAATCTAAAAGTGAGGGGGTAAATAAAATATATATACCTACCCCTAAAGTTATATCTAAAGCTCATGATTTAAGTTTAGAGGCTGCTAAGAATACCTATAGTGATGGAGTTAGAAAAGTTTTAAGAACACTTAATAATGAAACAAATGGTAAAATAAAATTTAAAAATAAGAATCCAGAGGGTATATCTTATTATGAAGATAAAGATTCAGTAGGAATAGAAATAGATATTACAGATTTTAATTTACCAGATAACCCACAATTTAGATTTGATAGAGGTGGATTAGCCGTAAGTCAAACAGAACAAATAATGGCTATGCCTACTGCTGGTGATCCTGCTATTATAGATCCAACAACAGGACAACCTTATAGTCCTGTAGCTTCTATGCGACAACAAGCAGAGATGACCCGTCAAGCAGAAGCTACGGAAGAATTTAATTTACTTCAAGATCAAAAACGTGCTGATGTAAGGGATAAAGCAAAAGTATCTACACTACTTAAAACACCAGAAACAGAAAACCTTGCAGAAGAAATTACTGAAGATTTAAATGAATTAAAAGATCCTTTAGGTTCGACTAGACCTAAAGCTAGACCAAAAGAACTAGAGCAAAAAGTAGGAAAACTGTATCAGTCTGCAATTAAAAAAGCTATTGAACTAGATTATATTTCAAAAGTAAAAGGTGTAGATGAAAGGTATGGTGGTGCTTTTGCAACTAAAACTAATTTAAGAGAACTAAATCCTAAAAACTTACCTACAATTACTAAGTTTATAACTCAAGCATTAGGTGCTTTTGACCCCAATCAAGATGTAACTAAAACAGGGGTATATTGGTGTGCAGCTTTTGTAAATCATATTCTTACAGAAATGGGTGCAGATACTTTAGGTAAGGGTGACAGATACAAGAGACTAAGAGCACAAGAGTATAAAAATTATGGGCAAGAAATAAGCTTTGAGGACATGCAAGAGGGTGACATTCTTTTATTTGGAGTACCTGAACTTAATAAAGTAACTCATGTAGGTTTTTACACCGGAGAAAGAAACGGTGAATATGTAAATATGTTAGGTGGAAATCAAAGGGATAGTCTTAGTTCTGAAGATTTAGGCGAGCTAGTAAATATTGTACCAAGAAGCCTTAAAGATATTGTTGGTGTAAGGAGAGTTACTTACGATAAAGATGCTTCTAAAATTATAGAAGATCAAAAAGGTAGTAATTCTATATTTAAATATTTTGATGCAGATACCTATAAGGCAAGTTTTATGCCTTCTAAAAATAGAACATACTCTCAAGGGGGCGAGGTTGGTAACATGAATAAACAAACAGAAATGGCATTTATGCAAGAGGGTGGATTAAGAGACGATGGGATGAATCAAGACCCAGTGTCAGGTAATGAAATACCTAGTGGTTCTATGGCTAAAGAGGTACGGGATGATATATCTGCGTTCATATCTGAAGGTGAATACGTTGTACCTGCTGATGTCGTAAGATACCTTGGTGTAAAACATTTTGAAGATCTTCGTGATAAAGCAAAAAGTGGCTTGCAAAACATGGAAGCTAATGGTAGAATAGGTGGAGAGCCAGTTCCTGCTAGTGGTCCTAGTATGCAACCACCTAAGCCTATGCAACCACCTACTCCATACAGCCCCCCTCAAATGGCTATGGGTGGAGATCTTTCACCAGAAGAAATGAATGAAATTACATCTATGATGAACCAAGGTGGTATGGCTCGTAGTGCTTACTATGGTGGTGGCTTTTCTAATACAGGCACTAGTTTTTACAATCCAGATGCAACTAAAACTGCAGAAGCAGTATCTACACCTACAAGGTACACTGGCTCATTTAGTAACTTAGGTAGACAAACATTTACTCCAGCCCCTGTAGTAGCTGATGTTCCCGGTGCAGATGGTACTGGTACTACACCAGTGCAAGTAGAAACTCCAGCAACTTGTGCAGCTAGAGGTATGGTGTATGACGAAGCTACTAAGATGTGTAGGATGCCAGTTAGCCAAAGTGGTGGGGATGATAATGCTGCTGCAGAGAAAAAACGTTTGCAAGACATGGTTAATGAACATCAAAAAGCCAGTCAAGTTGCTATAAAAGATATGAACCAAGAACAGTTACTTGAAGCATATCAAGGTGCTGAAATGGGTAAATATATAACCTCTGGTTTAATGGCTATAAACCCTGTTGTTGGTGGTATTGCTAGATTATTTGCTGGTAATGAAAGTAAAAAAATTCAAGCTCGTTTAAAAGAAATGGGAGTAACTGATTTACCTGAAGCTGATTACAAAAAAGGTGGTATTATAGGTAATATATTAGGTGGCACTAGTTTGCTAGATGTATTGGATAATGCTATTGTATCTTTACAAGAAGGTAAAATTGGTGCTGGTACATCTACATATAAAGCACAGTTTCCTCCTCCTAATTCTACACAGTATGGAAATAATCTACAACAGTCTACAGGTAGTATTTGGGGTAGTGAGCAAGAAGCATATGATTCTGCAGTAAAAAGTGGTAACTATCAGGTAGCAAATCACTATGAAGCTATTAACCGTTTACGTGGAAAACAAAATGCTTTCTACGATGCGTCTGTAGGTAAAAGTCCAGCAGAACAATTAGCTTTAGGTCAAAGCATGGGGCTATCTGCATATGATATGCAACAAGCTAAAAAATATGGTGGTAGTTTAGGTAGAGCTATTAGTTCTGGTGCAGTAGAAAAAGAAGGTTTCCTCGGTACGTATGAATTTAAAGAGGGTAAAACTGTATCTGATGTAGAAACAGGAACTACACCAGCAATTGTTCCTTCTGCAGGTTCTGGTAATAATAATAATAATGATAATGATAGTGGTGGATCACCATTTGACCCAAGTACATCATTAAGACCAAGAACAAGACCTAGTAATGATGATAACAACAATAATACTACAACTCCACAAGATAGTTCTGGGTCTGGTTCTACTAATACTGGAGACAGGGGATTTACACCTAGTACTTCTCAAACTCAAACGGCTGGTGATAAATTTACAGAAAGTAAAATAAAAGATTTTAAAGCAGGAAAAACTGTAACTGGATTTAAAAAAGGTGGTTTAGCATCTAGACCCAAAAAGAAAAAGAAATAAGGCTACTCAGCTACGGCTGACCCCAACATAAAAGGAGATGGATATGCCTGAACTAGCAGAAGTGGAAACCCCAAAGACTGCAGGATTCGTTGATCGTGGATACAATCACGAGAAACGTAAACTAAGAATGGAAGAAGAAGCAAAGGAGATTGCAGAACTTGAAGCCCAACAACGTGGTGAGTCTGAAGAACCTGAAGAGGCCGAAGAAGCTACTAAAGAAGCAGAGGCCGATACAGAAACTAAAGAAGAAACGTTATCTGCAGAAGAAAAGTCTTTTAAAAAACGATATGGTGATTTAAGACGCCATATGCAGCAGAAAGAAAAAGAGTGGGATGAAAAGTTTGAAAGCCTACAATCTTCTAAAGCAAGTGTTATTCCACCAAAGTCTGATGAAGATATTGAAGCATGGGCAACAAAGTATCCTGATGTAGCTGGTATAGTAGAAACTATTGCTACTAAAAAAGCACAGGAAATGTTTTCTAAAGCTGACACTCGACTAAAAGAATTAGATGAAGCTCACTCAGAAGCTAATCGAGTTAAGTCTGAAAATAAAATTCGTGAGTCTCATTCAGACTTTGATAAACTACGTGAGGCAGATGAGTTTCATGATTGGGCAGATGAGCAACCCAAGTGGGTTAAAGATGCACTATATGAGAATGCAGATGACCCAGACTCAGTAGTACGTGTTATTGATCTTTATAAGATAGACAAAGGTTTAACTCTTAAAGATAAAAAAGCAAATAAAAAAGCAGCAGCTTCACCTGTTACTAGACGTAGCAAAACACAAGTAGATGTAGCTGATGCTAATGAAATGATTCGTGAGTCAGATGTTGCTAAAATGTCCGACAAAGAATTTGAAGAACGTGCAGACGAAATTAACAAAGCAATGCGTAATGGTAAATTCGTCTATGACGTATCTGGTAATGCCAGATAAGCTATTGACAAAATAAAATTCAATAGTATAACTAGGGAGTATGAAACAAAAGCCTCTTATGACTACCTTTTGTTTCAACTCAATTTCCAATAAAGTCTAAACTATGAAGAACGACCTGTTCAAGTATAGGCCCGTATATCTAACGGTTGGCCGACTGTTAGCTTTACGCACCCTAGAAAAGTAACAGCCTCTTATTGGTATTAGCTTTTAAGTAAGCCAACTATCAGGAGGATTTATTATGGCTTTTTCAACTGCAGGGGGATACGGTAACTTACCTAACGGTAACTTCAGTTCCGTAATCTACTCTAAAAAAGTACAGCTTGCTTTTCGTAAAGCAACTGTATGTGGTGACATCACCAACTCTGATTATTTCGGAGAGATCGCAGCCCAAGGGGATACGGTCAAAATTATTAAAGAACCTGAGATTTCCGTAAGCTCATATGCTCGTGGTACTAACATCTCAGCACAAGATCTTGACGATGAGGATTTTTCCTTAGTTGTTGATAAGGCGAACTATTTTGCTTTTAAAATTGATGACATCGAAGAAGCTCACTCACATGTGAACTTCATGGATCTTGCAACCAACCGTGCAGCCTATCGTTTGGCTGATCAGCATGACCAAGAAGTTCTTGGCTATCTTGCTGGTTATAAGCAATCTGCTTTACATGCAGATGCTGACACTGTTAATGATCAAGTAAACGGTACTAAAGCAGTAGCCACTGCTGGTTCAGATGAATTGCTTTCAAGCATGAAACTGAAAAAGGGTGACTTTACTAACATTGTAACTGCTTCTGCTGGTGATCACTCAATTCCATTAGCTGCTCGTTTACCCGGTGCTACTGCACTTCCAACTGCTACAGCTTCACCAGCAATGGTTGTTGCTCGTATGGCTCGTTTGTTGGATCAACAACAAGTTGATACTCAAGGGCGTTGGCTGGTAGTTGACCCAGTATTTATGGAAGTACTTCGTGACGAGGATTCACGCCTCTTCAATGCAGACTTTGGTGAATCAGGTGGACTACGTAATGGTCTTGTCTTGAATAACTTCCACGGTTTCCGTGTATATACTTCAAGCAACTTGCCTTCAGTTGGTACTGGTTCAGGAACTACAGGTTCCGCAAACCAAAATACTAACTACGGTGCTATCGTAGCTGGTCATGATTCTGCTGTCGCAACTGCGGAGCAAATCAACAAAACTGAAACATATCGTGATCCTGACAGCTTTGCTGACATTGTTCGTGGTATGCATCTATACGGTAGGAAGATTCTTCGTCCAGAAGCAATCGTCACTGCCAAATATAACTTAGCATAAGGGAGCATAGAAAATGGCTTTACAATCTCCAGTTCGTATTGAGACTGCTGTAATCGCACACGGCTCTCTTACTACAAGTTCAACTCACGAAATCGGTGTAGTTCCAGATAATTGTATGGTTCTTGCTGCTGGTTCTGAGTGTACTGCTGCAGCCACTGTTGGTGGTGCTAATGCAGTAAGTTATGGTGTAACAGGCGGTGACGTTGACATGCTTGGTACTGCTGATATTAATGGTGCTAAAACACTTGGTGCTACTACTACCACAGTAAACGGTATTACTAATGTTACAACTGCTGACACGACTATTACTGCATTGCTTGCAGGTTCAAATGCTCCTTCAGCAGGTTCGTTTAAGTTCTTTGTAGTGTATGTCCCAATGGGTGCTACAAAAGCTGCTGCGGAAGTAGATCGTGACACACTTGCGTAACTAACTAATAGGTGGGCTGCTTAATTGTGGCCCACTTATATTTATGTATAAAGGAAACCAACTATGGGTATTACAACTTCACTGTGTACAACATTTAAACAAGAAATACTACAAGGTACTCATCAGTTGGGTACTCATCAATTGCGTGTTGCACTAATTAAAAATTCACCGTCAGGTACTTTTGATAAAACTACAGCTAATTACTCTGACTTAGGTGCAGATGAAGTAGCAACTGGTGGTAACTATACACGAAATAATGCAGCCAATAACTTAACTACAGGTTCAGTGTCTGTAAGTACAGATGCTTCATCAGGTCGAGCTTATGTAGATTTACCAGATATAACATTTAACAACGTAACTCTTTCTGCGGATGGTTGTCTTATTTATAATACAGGTTCAGGTAATAAAGCAGTTGCTGTTATTAGCTTTGGTGGTACTGTTAGTGCTACTGCAGGTGACTTGACTATTGAATTTCCTGTTCCAACATCAGATGGATCTGCAGCAATTATTCGTTTAGATACACCTAGCTAATAGGAATTACATATGGCTTTAGTAGCAACATCTGCAAGATACGCCACTGGTGAATACGGTGTTGCTCAGTACGGTGTAGTAAACATATCCAGAACTGTTACTGGTGTTGCTACAAGTTGTGCCATAGCTCCTGTACAGGTAGGTGGTCTAGAAATAGACATCACTGAACGTGTATCTGCAAGTATTGCTTCTATTGCAAACATTGCTACGATTAAGGTAAACCTTAAAGCAGAGCCAGCTAGTATTATTACTAATGCTGCAATAGGTACAGTAACACTAAAAGCTACTTCTAATATAATACTAGAACAAGCTAACACAGTTTCAACTAGTACTATTATATCTGAGGAAACTGAACCACAAGTTACTGAATCTGTTGACATCAGTGTTTCTGCAATAGGCAATGTTGGTACTGTTCAGGTAAACTTAAAAGAAGAAATACCTACTGGTGTTGCAGCTAATGGTACTGTAGGTACAATATCAATTAAACTTACTGCTCTTGCATTCCCAGATGGTGATGCTGCAACAGATGCTGCAATATCTGAAGAAACCGAGCCTAAAGTACAAGAAGATATAGATATATCACTGGTGGCTATTGCAGCATTTGCTGGTGATCAAGTACACATAAAAGTAAAAGAAATTGTACTAGACCCACAAAACAAACTTCCTGCAAATGCAGCTATAGGAGAAGTTACTACAACCGCCCAAGTGTTTAACTTTGAAGCTGTAAAAGAACAGTATAGTCGCAGACGTACTGTACTTATATCAAGAGCAGCATAATGATTACAACACCAAAAGAAAGAACAGTTATTGTTCCAGAAGAAATAAGAACAGTTTATGTTGAAAGAACTACTACAGTTTTTGACAGAAGAGTGTTTGTAACTGAGGATTAAAAATGAGTTTTCGTTGGCCCACAAAAGACCCTGATGAATCGTTAGACTACAGTGTAGATTGGGAACGTTTTTTACAAGGTGCAACTATAACAAATGTTGATTGGTTTGTTAAATCAAGTTTGTATAATGTAAAAACAGAATTGCAACAAGGTCAAACCTTAACTGCTGCTTCTAGCAATGCAACCACTGATAGTATACAAAACGTATCCGAACCAAATACTACTACAGTAGCAACTATAAATATTAGTGGTGGTCAAAATAATGTTGAATATACTTTTTTTTGTCAAATGAGAGACAGTACAGGAAGTATTGCAGAACGTAGTATTAAGTTACGTATAAAGGAACGTTAAATGGCATATGATTATCTTGGTCTAGTAAATGACGTTAATCGTAGGCTTAATGAAGTAGAGCTTACAGCAAGTAACTTTATTAATGCTACTGGCGAATACAGTATGATTAAAGATGCAATAAACTCTGCTATTCGTTATATTAATCAACACGAATATGAGTGGCCCTTTAATCACGTAGAAGCAGAAGAAACATTAACTGCTGGTGTAATACGTTATGCCTATCCTGCAGATGCTAAGACACTTAATATGGACAGCTTTCGTATTAAACGTAGTAATTCAACTACAGCAACAGCTACTGTAAATGGTGCAACAACTTCTTCAACATCTTTAAATGTAGATAATAACTCTGGTGCAATTACTTCTGGTATGACTGTTTCAGGATCAGGTGTATCAAGTGGGGTTACAGTTTCAAGTTTATCAAGTCAAACAAACTTAACTTTATCTTCTGCTCAAACACTGTCTGATAATACCACTTTAACTTTTACAGGTGGTTTTAACAATGATACTAAAAGACTTCGTTTAATTTCTTACGAAGAGTATCTGGATAAATATGTAGATTATGAATATAACACAAACACAAGTATTAGAAAGCTTCCTGAGTATGTATTTAGGACACCTAATCAAGAGTTTGGACTTGTAGCTCCACCAGACAATTCCTATGAATTAGTTTATGAATACTATAGATTACCTGTAGATCTTATTAATCCTACAGATGTACCTTCAGTGCCAGAGCAGTTTAGGTATATGATTACTAATGGTGCAATGCACTTTGCTTATATGTTTAGAGGTGAAGGACAAGAAGCTGCAATGATTCAACAACGTTTTGATGATGAGATTAAACAACTACGTAGTCTTTACATTAACCGTTATGACTACTTGAGATCAACTGTAATAAACCAAACGAACTCTTCCTATAACACTATTAGGGTTTCTTAATACATGCCATCAACTCGTCAAACATACCCTATAGAATTTAAGGGTGGACTTGTTACTAACATGAGTCCTTTGCAGCAGGGTATAAATGCTCCGGGTTCTGCACGGATTCTTAGAAACTTTGAGCCATCTGTTGAAGGTGGCTATCGTAGAGTAGAGGGTTACACTAAGTATAATAGTAGTATTATTCCACCTTATGGTGCACCTGTAGTTAATGGTAATAGTCAAACAGGTGGTGACATTGATATAGCTAATGTTAGAACTATACCAGAAGTAAGTGACACATTTAAACTTATACATGCTACTGCTAAAGTAAACGGTGCTATTACAAGTACTACAACATTAGTTGTAGATACTATAGTAGGTACAATTACTGCAGGTATGGATGTTGTAGGTACAGGTATAGCAAGTGGAATTACTGTTTCTGCTTTTAACTCTGGAACTAGTACTATTACACTATCTTCAGCTTTAACTCTTTCTGATGATTTAGAGCTTACATTTAGTGAAGTTTATACTGTGTCATCAGTAACAGCTTCTAGCACAACAGAAAAAACTGCATCAGTAAACATTACACCTAATCTACGTACTAGTCCTGCTAATGGAGATTCAATAGAGTTTTTAACCACTACTTCAAACTATTTAGCAATAGGTTGTGGAGTATTTTTAGATAGAGTTATTGTAGCTAAGAATGATTCTATTTACAAAATGTCTTCTACTAGTGTAGATTTAATAAGTAAACCTAACTATGGAACGGTACTTGTAAATGCTGGATCACAGACAGGTGCAACTCTTGATGTAGATGGTTTAACTGCAGCACCGCAAGCAGGTGATATATTTAAAGTTACTGGCATAGATAAAATCTATAGGGTTACAGCAAATGCTACTGTAAGTTCTGGTGAAGCTACACTTTCTATTAGTCCTAACTTAGCTACCTCTCCTGATAATGATGCAGCAATAACTTTCTTGAGTACGTCAAGAGAAAGTGCTGGTAAAACTAGATTTTCTAGGTATAACTATACAGGCACAGAAAAGATTGTTATAGTTGATGGAACTAACTATCCTGCATTATACGACAATAATAATTTTACTGTACTTAATGATGCTCCTGCAGATGTACTAGGTGCAAGTTTTGTAGTCAGTTTTAAAAATCAATTATTTTTTGGTAAAAGTAATTTATTAACTTTTACTGCTCCATATAAAGATAATGACTTTACAGCAGCAGCAGGTTCTGGTACAATCTCTTTAGGAGCTTCAATAACAGGACTAATTGTATTTAGACAACAATTAATTATCTTTACTGAGTCTTCTATATTCCAATTAGTTGGTAATACAATTTCAGACTTTCAGTTACAACCAGTAACTACTGACATTGGTTGTGTAGATACTGATACCATCCAAGAAGTGGGTGGTGATGTAATGTTCTTAGGGCCAGATGGTCTTAGACTATTAAGTGCAACAGATCGTATTGGTGACTTTGGTCTTGCTGTCGTATCTAAAGCAATACAAAATGAAGCTACTAATTTTATTACTACCAATACTTCTTTTGCTAGTGTAGTTATTCGTAATAAGTCTCAATATAGAATACTAGGTTATAATACAAACATTACACAAGAAAATGCCCAAGGTATTTTAGGTACACAGTTTGCTGGTCAAGGTGGTGAAGGTATGGCTTGGGGTGAGCTACGTGGCATTAGGGCTTATGTAGCTGACAGTCGTTTTTATCAGAATACAGAAACTGTTGTATTTGCTAATGACGATGGTTACTTGTATCAAATGGAAGATGGCAATAGCTTTGACGGTTTAAATATACAGACTACATTTGCTACACCTTATATGCCAATAAATGACCCAAGGATACGCAAGACATTTTATAAAGCATTTCTTTATACAGACCCACAAGGTAGTGTATCATTTGAAATGAGTTTAAAATTAGACTTTGACCAACGTAATAGTATACAACCTATACAAATAAACTTTAATAATAGTACAGGTGAAGTTGCATTTTACGGAGTTGCTGAATATTTTAATCCTAATGAACCAACAGTATTTTCAGTTTACAGTAATAAACTTTTAACTCTCTTTGAGACACAACTAATAGGATCAGGTTTTACAGCTTCGATACAATTTGAATCAGATAGCACAGACCCGCCGTTTTCTCTTGATGCTATTACACTAGAACACGGCACAAACACAAGAAGGTAAACCAAAATGGGAACAGGTTACACTAGAAACGATACATCAAATAACATTGCTGATGGCAACATTATTAATGCTTCAGACTTAGATGGTGAGTTTAACGCCATTGAATCTGCAATGGGTACAAGTGGTCACACACATGATGGCACATCTGCAGAGGGTGGGCCTGTTACTGTAATTGGGCCTGGACAAGACTTTATTGCTAGTGGTACAGCATTTACTGCAAAAGGTACTGGCTATGATCTTGGATCTACAGGAACTGAGTTTGAAGATTTATTTCTTACTGGTAAAGCTTACATTGATGGGTTTGGTGAGTCTACTCTTTTTGACACAACATCTAAAATACAATTTCGTGACTCTGCCCTATTTATTAATTCAAGTGCTGATGGACAGCTAGACCTTGAAGCTGACACTACTATTGAATTGACTGCCCCAACTGTTGCCTTAACAAATGATTTGAAATTACAAAGTGATGAAGCTGTACTTACCTTTGGTACTAATGATGAGATTACTGTAACTCATGTACATAACACTGGTCTTAATTCAAAAAGTGCTAATGGTTTTGTACTTGGACTTCAAACATCTCATACTAGCATTGTAGAAAATGATGTATTAGGTAAAATCGAATTTAGTTCTCCTAATCAAACTGGTGGTGGTGATGGTGCTCTTGTAGGTGCATCTATTGAAGCTGTAGCAGAAGCTACATTTAGTACTACTGTAAACTCTAGTGCTCTTGTATTTAAAACTAATACAGGTGATGCAGCTATAGAACGTATGCGTCTAACAAGTGCAGGTGATCTACATTTCTTAGATAGTCGCAAAGCCATCTTTGGTGCTGGGTCTGACCTACAGATTTATCATGATGGTAATCACAGCATAATAAAAGATGCAGGGACCGGAAATTTACAGATTAATGCAGGTAATCTTAATGTAAATAATGTTGCAAATTCA